AACAAAGCGGATTTGGGTCTGAAGCATCAACATACTACAAGATGCCATTCACAGCAGAAAGTATCAACTTTGTTAGTGACACGGTTGTTAGTGAAGAAATCACTAGCGATAGAGCAATCAAGGATGTTATAAGAGTTGCTACAGGTGCTGAGGGTGATATCAACTTTGAATTGCAATACCACACAGCAATAGATTTAATATTGGAAGGTGCATTAGGTAATGACTATTCAACAAACACTTTAACAGAAGGCACAACTACAAAATTCTATTCAATTGAAAAGAACTTTAAGATAGGTGGTGCCAATCAACAAATGACCTTCATGGACATGGCTGTAGGAAGTTTATCAATAGAAGCAGAAATTGGTTCACTGATTGCAGGAACAGCAGGCTTCTTGGGCGGAACAGTAAAAGAGACAGGTGGCAATCCTGCATTTGATACTGATTCTCCATCAAGTGCCTCTTCAGCAACATCAAGTGCAATTTTTTCTAGTGCAGATACAACTACACTTTTCAAACTAGGTGATGCAAATGGTGGTTCACCAACTACACAAACAAATGTTCAAGCATTTAGTTTTGCTATAGACAATGGTCTGAGACAGCAAAGAGCAATTGGTGATAAGAACATCGTAGGCATTGGCTTAGGTAGATTCAATGTAACAGGATCAATGACAATGCACTTCCATAGCATTATTGAAATGAATAAATTTTTATCAGATGATGCTAGAGAAATGGAACTACATTTGACAGACGGAACTAGAGGTTATATCTTCAAGTTTCCACAAGTAAAATATACTTCAGCAGAAGTTGTAGCAGGCAGTGTTGATGAAGATATTGTAGTAGAATTTGAACTACAAATGTTAGAAGGCACAGCAGGTCATACTTTAGAAGTTACAAGAGACCCATCATAATATTGCAAATATTAGAAAAAAGGCAGATTTATTCTGCCTTTTTTCATGGCATACAAATCAATAAATATTGAACAGGAGGACAATATGGATTTCCAAAAAACATATGGTAGCATGGACCCAAAAGATCATGCAGAATGGCACACTTTCAATGATGCAGAATTTTTTATTGCACCAAACAATACGCCTGCATTCAAAACTGCGGCTATGAAACAGTTTGGTTTGAATGATATTCAAAGCGGCATGGAAGGTAAAAGTGCATATGAAGTTATGAAGATTGAATGTGCAATCAAAGCAGAAACTATTCTGTTAGATTGGAAAGGTGTCACCAATGAAGGTGATGAAGTAAAATATTCAAAAGAAAAAGCACATGAATATCTTTTGAACTTTGAACCTTTTAGAGAATGGGTTGAAAGCATCACAGTCAAGATGTCAGCAGACGCAGAAACTAAAAAGGAAGCAGTTAAAAAAAAGTAGTATACTACATTAGGTGGTGGGCGACTTATGGTGAATATGCCAATACACCTAGTATGAGAGCAAAGGCACCTAAGTTATCAGTGCATCTTACACCTATTGTAGACATCTTTACAGCCTTAAGATCAGAAGCGATAAATACTAACAATGGCATTGGTGAAATACCTGTTACAAAAGCAATAGTTTATTTGCAATGGCTAGGCGTAGATGATGTCTATGAAATGTTGGAAATTATTCGTGCAATGGATCAGGCCTTCGTTGGTGCCCACAATGAAAAAGTAAAAAAGAAACTGGAAAAAGCGAATGGCAGAAACAAAATTAGAATTGGTGGTAACAGCACAAAAGGCACTGCCAGCAATCCAATCAGTTAAAGGACAACTCACAGGACTAGACAAAACTGCAACACAAGTCCAAAGCACAGTAAGTGGCAAGGGCGGAATGTTTGCAGGCATGAAGAAGAGTCTTGGAGGTCTGCCAGGTCTTATCAATCCCGTTACAGCAGGACTAGCAGGTATCGCCGCACTTGGTGGCGGACTAGCAGTAGTAAAAAGTCAAATAAACATGGCTGACGAAATGGCAAAAACTGCCAGAGCCGTCAACATGAGTGTAGAAGAATTTAGTGCATTGAATTTTGCCGCAGGTCAATTAGGCATGAGCACAAATGAACTTGCTAATGGTATTGACAAAACAGAAAGAAGATTAGCAATGTTTGCAGAGACAGGAAAAGGTCCTGCAAAACAAGCACTAGAAGCCTTAGGCATATCACAAACACAATTACAAGAAGGACTTGCAAACAGTGCAAATGGCTTAGAATTTATTATGCCAAAACTTGCCGCTATTGAAGATCCTGCAATGAGAGCACACGCCGCTTTCATACTTGGTGGTAAAGGCTTACAAGAATTAGTAGCACAAACTGGTGGTAGTTTAGAGCCATTAGAAAACTTAAAAACTAGAGCATCAGAAGTTGGTGCTGTTATGAGCACAGAATTCGCAGAAGGCAGTGAACGTGTCAACGATATGTTAGATGACATGGGCAAGATGATGAATGGTGTGTTCATGCAATTGGCAGAAAAATTACTGCCACACTTTGAAAAGTTTTTACAAGGTGTGTTAGAAAATGCACCAGCAATCATAGATGGTGTTACTGCCGCATTCCAAAAAATGGAACCAATATTTGATGTTATTGGCACTATCTTAGAAAATGTTGTTATACCTGTTATGGGACTATTGTTTGATGGTCTTGTAAAAGGTGCAGAAATGATCAAACCTGTAGTTGATGCAGTTTTACCTGCATTGAAATCTGTCATAGAAGGTATCAGTGAAGCATTTACAGACTTGCCTGGATTGATAACAGATACATTCAATATTTTAAAAAACAAACTAGATGGCTTCTTGAATACAATCGCAGAATGGGGTAGAAAAGCATATGACTTTATTACAAGTCCATTCAGAGATGCAGAAGAAGATGTAGTTGGTAACAGTATTGTGCCTGACATGGTCAATAAAATACTTGCAGAATTTGACAGGATGGCAAGTGGTATGGCACAAACAAGTGCCCAAGGCGCAAATGCAACAGTAAGCAATAT